TATTAAGTTACTAAAAACCAGAAATATGCACAACCTTTCATTTGTCATTTTACTAACTTTTTAATTCAACCAACGGGTAGGTAAAAAATAAAAAATGCGTACCTTTGCAATTCAAAAGCATGTTATGGAACAGAAAAACTTCGATCCGGACGGGGTCGGCGTGGACAACGGAACCTATTTCGGACTTCCGTTCGCTCCCGAAACGGCGGAACTGGTGCTGATCTCGGCGCCGTGGGACGTGACGGTCTCCTACGGGGCCGGAGCGGCTTATGCCCCCGACGCCGTTATCGAAGCCTCGACGCAGCTGGATTTCCACGATCCGCTGGCTCCCGGCGTCTGGCGCCGCGGCATCGCCACGGCCGATGTGGACTATTCGCTGCTGGAGTCTTCGCAGCGTCTGCGGGCCGACGCCGCACGGGTGATCGACCACCTCGAAGGAGGCGGCTGCCTGGAGGACGACTATGTCGTGCGCAAGGTCCGCCGTGTCAACGAGGGGTGCATGTCGATGAACGCCAACGTCGGGGCGCAGGCTTCGCGCTGGCTCGATGCGGGCAAGACCGTGGGGCTGGTCGGCGGCGACCACTCGACGCCCTACGGGCTGATCCGGGCGCTGGGCGCGCGCCATGCGGCGTTCGGCATCCTGCACGTCGATGCGCACTGCGACCTGCGCGATGCCTACGAGGGGTTTGAGTTTTCCCACGCCTCGATCATGTTCAACGTCCTGCGCGACGTGCCGCAGGTGACGAAGATCGCCCAGGTCGCCGTGCGCGACTTCAGCGAGTCGGAGGCTGCGCTGGCCGCCTCGTCCGGGCGCGTCGCCACGTTCGACGACCTTTCGCTCGCGGCCGCCCTTTTCCGCGGCGAGACGTGGGATGCGCAGTGCCGCCGCATCGTCGACGCGCTGCCGCAGGAGGTCTACGTGAGTTTCGACATCGACGCCTTGACCTTCGAAAACTGCCCTCACACCGGAACGCCGGTTTCCGGCGGCCTTACGTTCAACCAGGCCGTCTGGCTGCTCGATACGCTCACCCGCTCGGGACGCCGTATCATCGGTTTCGACGTGGTGGAGGTGTGCCCCGCGCCCGACGAGCGGATCGACGCCATCACGGGCGCCCGCATGCTCTGGAAACTCTGCGGGCAGACCCTCAAGTCAAACGAATCATAAAACGACCGATAGATGCGACTTTTTTCGATGTACCGCTGGGTTCGCCAGCGACACATGATGGGGCTTCGGGGCCGCAACTTCCTGGAAGCGCCCTGGGCCGGAGGCGTGGTGCTGCTGGTGTGCGTGATCGCCGCCATGCTGCTGGCCAATCTCCCCGCGACCAAACTCTATTACCACCACCTGCTGGAGACCGACCTTTCGCTGATGGTCCATTCCCCGGACGGTGTGATCGACTGGATCTTCCCGCGGGGCATGACCGTCGAGAAGTTCATCAACGACGGGCTGATGGTGATTTTCTTCTTTGCCGTGGGGCTTGAGATCAAGCGCGAGATCGTCTGCGGGCAGCTTTCGTCCGCGCGCCGGGCCATCCTTCCGGTGCTGGCCGCTGCGGGCGGCATGCTGGTCCCGGCGATTTTCTTCACGGCGTTCAACCACGGCACGATGGCCGCAAACGGCTGGGGAATCCCCACCGCCACGGACATCGCCTTCGCCATAGGCATCCTCTCGATGCTGGGCAACCGCGTCCCCGTGTCGCTCAAAATCTTCCTCACGGCGCTGGCCGTCGCCGACGACCTGGGGGCCATTCTGGTCATCGCGCTTTTCTATGGCGGCAAGGTGCAGATCACCTGCCTGCTGGTGGCGCTGGTCATCATGCTGGGGGTCTACTTTATGAAGCAGATGGGCGAGAAGCGCATGTTCTCCTATCTGGTCCCGGCCTTCGTGGTCTGGGGGCTGTTCTATTACTCGGGCGTCCACTCGACCATCTCGGGCGTGGCGATGGCGCTGCTGATCCCGATGGAGCCGCGTTACAGCAAGGAGTATTTCGCCCATAAGATGCGATGGCTCAATGCGCTGATGCTCCGCGCCGCCTCGCACGAGGACTTCCCCAACGAGGAGCAGCGGTTCTACCTGCGGCGCATGCACGACCTGTCGTCCAACTCGGTGGGCATGAGCTACCGTCTGGAGCACGGACTGGCGCCCTACGTCACGTTCCTGATCATGCCGGTCTTCGCGCTGGCCAACGCCGGCGTCGAGATCACGTCGCTCGAATACCTCAATATTTTCCACTATTCGCCCGAAATCGGATCAATCGGCATGGGCGTCTTCTTCGGTCTTGTCCTCGGCAAGCCGCTGGGCATCTTCCTTGCCAGCTGGGGAGCCGTGAGGACGGGTCTTGCGGAGCTGCCCGAGGGGGCGACGTGGCGCATGCTGCTGGCCGTGGCCTGCCTGGGCGGTATCGGGTTCACGATGTCGCTGTTCGTCGATTCGCTGGCCTTCACCGACCCCGATCTGGTCGACCGCGGCAAGATCGCGATCCTGATGGGTTCGCTGGCCGCCGCCGTCGTGGGGTGCCTGCTGATCTTGATCTTTTCGGGGAAAAACCGCCGGACCCGGCAGGGCGGGCGGGAGGCGGCCGCGCCGCGGGGGGGGGGGGGGGGGGGGGGAGTCTGTAAACTCTCGACAGCGAGTTATCGCTATCTCTGATAAAAACACTACAAAAGTAGTGCTATTCTATGAAAGAAACAAAATTACCATTATGGAAGCACTTCAAATTAGCCTTTCAAGTTGTAACGCTGCACGTTTGCAAAGCGAGTATTTCAGGAACCTGCCATCATGTGATTTTTTGGAATTCGCGACTCTTTTCGCCCAAATACACAAGCGAGGCAGCATGTTCCATCTTTACAGGAACCTTCTCACGCATTTTCAAAATTATCAACACGTCATTGGCCGCACTTTTACAACAAGTCAGATTGGCCGTGAAGAACTGGATGATTTCATCCAATATTTGCACATCGACAAAGGGCTGAAACTTTCCACAATCAAAAGCATGATAACCAGATTTAAATATCTTTTAAAAAAGGCATATTTAAAAGGCTGGGCCGTTGATGACTCTTACTCCGAGGTAAAAGTCCGGGAAAACGAATCCACATTCGTATACCTTACTGAAAAGGAAATTGCCCGCATCTATTACTATACAGAACTATTGCCCTGGGAAGAAGAGATTCGGGATATCTTCATCGTAGGATGCATGACCGGCCAAAGATATTCCGACTATTCCCGTTTGTCTTCGGACAACATCAAGGGGGATCATATCCACATCATCCAGAAGAAGACGAAAAACAAAGCGGTTGTCCCTTTGACGGAGTATGTGAAGGAGATATTCGCGAAATACGGCGGGAAGATGCCCAGAGCCCGTTGCATCCAATATTTTGACAAAGCCATTAAAGGTGTCTGTAAGAAAATAGGCATCGATGAGATTATTGTTTACGAGGAAGAACGTGCCGGGGAAATCGTAGTGGTTAAAAGGCCCAAATACGAAATGATATCCTCCCATACGGCCCGCAGGACCTTCATCACCAATATGAACAAGAACAATGTACCAAGCGCGAAAACCCGTAAATGCACAGGGCACAAATCAACCGCCTGCTTCGACAGATATGACAGAATGACCCTTGAAGAAAATGCAAAATCTTTGTCCGGAAACGGTTTCCTGGCATGATGACTAATGAGAAAGAGGCCTAAATTGAAGTTTAGTGCCTCTTTCTTTGTAAGGTATTGGTTATGAACCTAACTTTGTAAATAGATTGATTGATTTTACTGTTTGTCCATGGCCTACAATAATAGAAATACATTATTGAAGATGATACGCGTACAAGACATTGTCCTCGCCGAAAAGAAGAAGGGTGTCTCGCAATTATATGTGTATGAGCATATCATCCGCGATACGTTCCTGATCTCCTACAGCACTTTCAACCGTTGGATTTCGTATCCGGCCAAGCAGGAACTGAAACACGGGAAAAAGGGACACGAGGACAAGCTTCAGCTAACCTTTGGTTTTTAATCCGACAAGTGTAACCATCCAGCCGTTATATTTATGATAGTGTTCCCAGGATACCGGTTTCAGGGGCCGTGTCTTTCCTTCTTCAAAATCCAGCCTGTATCCATTTACGGCATCCAGCACATCACGGGCCAACTTCTCATGCCACAGGACATCCCCATCCCGCATATCCCCGTCCGATTCGTCCCTTGTCTCGGAAACGACATGAAGGCGGATGTTTATCTGGCATGAATTTGTCTGTTTTGTCTCGGCAGTGATATCCAAGGCGGCAAATTCCACCAGGACGACAGGACTTGTATGGATCACTCCTTCATATTGGTTGTTGAACCATTGGATGTCTTTTAACCGGCTGTTCGAAGCATCGGAAACGATACCTGTTTCCGGATCAAGCAGGATACCGAACTTTTCGGCAATCAACCCTTTGATATCCTTATATAAGCTGTAATACATATTTTTATTTGTTTAAAATTTTATCCAAACCTTTGATTATGATATTTTCCACTTTATCATTCAGTTCCTTGCTCTCCCCGATGAATTGCCGGGCCGGGAGCATCACTGTTTTTTTTCCGAATATTTTTATCGGTCCCCCGTAGTTTTGTACATATGCATATGGCTTGTCGGACGTTATCGAGACCTTCCCGGACTTGGGGATATACCTTATACTCTTCCTTAAATCACCGGAACTTCCGGACAATATTTTACGGATTGTCGCAGCTTTGCTGAAATTAAGTTTTTTCTGCTGTTTTACCTTATATGTCTTACCGGTTTTCCTGTCACGTTTAAAACGGTAGGAAACGCGTTTTTCCCCTTTGTAGTCAAAGCCGTACCATTTGCTGGAAGGATCACGTCGTTTTACATCCTTCCACTTTTTTAAACCGTTATCGACAAACCCTTCCTGATCGAAATTCTCTTTAAAATGAGCCACGGCTTCACGCCCTACAATTTTAGGCAATGAGTTTTTCGCCCAGTCCTGGCTCTCTTTTAAAAGATTGTCAAAATATTTTTGTATGTCAGTATTTTGCATGTCGTCTAATATTAGTATTTTTGTAACGGTTCTAAGCCGAAAGGCCGTGAGCCCCCTTCTGGCAGGTTTGATTATTTCAAATCTGCCAGTCGTATTTTAAAGCTTTCCGAAAGGATATTGGCGCGGTCCAGCCTGATATCTTTCCCATTGATCACAATCGTAACGGTTTTTATGTTTTCCGACCGTCGCACCCTTGAACGTAAAGCTGCGCTCAACTCTTCAACAGATATGTCCGAATCTACCCAAATCACGACATGGTCAGCTTGCTTCCTTGCGTCCCGGAGCAACCGGTCAATCGAATTTTTCGAAGGGGTCCGGCTGACCTTGTATTCTTCCTCATATCCCAGTGTCCTGTTGAGACTGTCTGCCGATTTCACGTTATCCGGATTATTCAACAGATCAATGTCATATCCGTATTTGTTGGCAAAATATGAAGCCACCCGTATATTCTCCTCCCGTTCACCTTTGCCGTGTCCACTATGGATACGAAGCCGGCCTTTGTCGGTAGGAACTGTTTCATACTCTTCTTCCTCCAGCAACCGCTCCACCGCTTTTTCCGCTCCCTTGTAAGCTTCCGTCACATAAGGATGGTTATCCGTGAAAATACTGCCCGTATAGGCAGGGTTGCGGTCCAGACCAGGAGAAGCCGGTGCCACCCCGTCCCATGTCGCTTTTTCTCCCGGAATCACGGGACGATCTCCGATGTGGGTAATCGGATCAGCCGTGTTTTCCATGTCGCACTGGCAATTCCATACACATCCCGGATAATGAGTTTCCCACCAAGGATCAGCGAGGGAGCGGACATTGCCATAATACATCCGGTGCGAAATTCTGGGCTCTGCGGCAGAACTGGGCAGCCAACGAAGATTCGGAAACAGATCGGCATCACGCATATATTGCCGGAAACGGGCGGCTGTCCGTGCGGCGGAAACAGCCGTAACATATTCCGTCTTGAGCCAGTCCACATTATATTGTCCGATTATGGCTTCGGATGCTTTTCTAAAACCGTCATAGCTTCTCAGATCCCCTTTCTCATCGATCAGAAGGGCTGCCAGGTCATTCTGTTCACGGTGTGCCTTGAATGCTGCAAATACGGCATTGTTCCTCTTTAATTCACGAAGGAATTCCGGATCCGGATCACCGAATCTTACTTCTGCATAAAAACCTGTCTCGACCGCTTTGTCAAGGTAAGAGCGGGTATGTTCGAACAGGTCCGGATCGATGTCATCCCGGACATCGAATTTTTCGTATATGCGCTTTAATATGGCATTCCTGATCGACTCATCCAAGCTGAAATCCATTGAAACCTGTTCCCGCATGGAAGCACACGCCGGACAGTGGCAATCATACAAGTGGGAAACAAGCCCGGAAAATCCTAAACCCTCACTTTCCGGGCCTTTCCGAAAAAACCGATAGTCCGATCTTCGTCCGGTTTATTCCGCTTGGCCGGGTTCGGCTCGTCATAGCTCTTGTTGTCCACCGTGTTCTCCTTTTTATCCTTCAGGCCATAGAAGCGGAATTCGTATCCGTCCAGCTTGTAGCCATGTGCGACAAGAAAGGGGAAGAGACGGTAATTGACAATATCCTGGATGCGTTTCATCCGCGCTTTGGTGAACTCCGTAAGGACCCTTTCGTGCACTTCCGCGGTTCCGGTCCACTGTCCGTTCTTGCTGGTTCCGGTCTGCCCGTTCATCATCTTGGCGATCTGGTCGTCGCAGAAATCGGCAAGGCTCTTGTAATTATCGCTGCTTTCCTTGCTGGCTACGGCTGTAACGGTCAGTTTTTCATTGCTGCCAACGACTCCAACCAGGTTACTGCCAAAACGGACAGCCATCTCCATTGCTTTTTCCCGTTCTTCTTCATTGTCGGTGTCCGTCTCATAGGTGATAAAAGGTTTCCCGAACCTTTCGTTATACTCCGACCAGTCCGAACGGGCATAAGTTTTCCATATGATTTCCCGGCTGATGGATTCCAATTTTCCAAGCACTTCCGGATCTCCGACGGGCAAAAGGAAAAACGCCGTTTCATGTCCTTCGTAAGATATGCCGTCACGATCCCAAGGGTTTATCGTGATTATCTTCTCAAAAGGACGGACATGCTCGCGTGGAAAGACTTTCACGTCCACGAATTCGCCTTTGGAATCCTGCTCACCGAATTCGATAAGCTGATATCCCCAAAACTCACTGTCCATCACAAAGGTCAGAAAACGCGTAAACCAGGGACGATCCAAAAGCAGGGTCCGTTTCTTATCCTTACTGTCACTGCCTTTCTTGCAGACCTCAAAAGGCTCCGTGATCAGAAAGGCTTCCGCCTTTTCATGCTCGCTGATGACCTGGCTGTCTTTCCATGTGTTTTCATATATATCCAACAGGTCTGTCCGGTCGGAATTATCCGGATCAAGGGCTTCCAGAGCGGCCTTCACGAGGTTATTCATTTCCATGTTGACCCGTGTGGGACCTTGGCGTTTCAAAAGGGAAGACTTACGTTTTCGGCTCATGCCGAACTTGGACGCTATTTTGTTTGTAATTCTTTTTATATCCATTTCGAATTGTATTTAGATGATGTTTACACAGAGGACACAGATCAGCCAAAAGGATTATGACTTCGCCTCGGACTGGAAACCCACCGGAACGATGTCCGGGGTTTGCCGGAGGAATCCAAAACCGGAATGAGCGTGCTGTTGTCCTTGCCGGATGCGACCCGGTCGATCTCTTTCAGCACGTCTTCGTAGTTTAACCTTACCCTTTCCGGGATACTTTCATCCGGGACGGACTGATAGAGAAAATAAACCGTGAGGACGGTCATCCACCGGACCATCGAAGCATTCCGGCTGTCCCCTTCTTTCGAAAGTTCCTTTATTATTTGATAACGTCCGGACAGTTTCTCGGAAATATACCCGTAAGCCATTGTCTGTGCGTTGAGTATCTTACAGTCTTCATCGCGGATGAGCTTTTTTAGCGAGGCTTCCGATATGAAAACAAGGAAATCGCATGTCTGCAAATAATCTACTACCATGGTCGTCTATATTTGTTGTGTTTGTATTTTGCGGATCTAAGCCCGCCGGTTTGTTTCATTCCGGGCTTGTTAAGTTTGTAAATGCCACCTTCCACGGCATCGGGACCGTCATCGTGCGGAGCATCCGGAAATCCAAGGAATTGCTGACGGATCTCCTGCATGTCCGGACTGTGCTTCAATGCCTTGTTAAAGCGGATCCTCCCCCTCTCCGCATATGCGGAAAGGTTTTCGATGCGCTCCACTTTGTCCGGCTTATCCCGCCTGTCTCCCCTGATGGCAATGCTGTAGCCTCTTTTTTCCGCTTCTTCATCGTATTTTTCAAGATGTATATCCTGGATGAAATTCGCTTCCATCCAGTGCGGACAATTTCTATGCGAGGGTATTTCTTCCGCCAGAGCGTAATGGCCGCGGACCATTTCAGGGGTGGTGCACTGGCGGCAAAACGCATCGTAAATGTCAAAGTAAGGACCATTCTTGCCGATCAGGACGATTGCCTTGAAATCGTTCTTTTTCGAGTCTTTGTAAGAGGGATCGCAATAGGTGACCAGCTTCTCGCAGTTGTCGATTGGCGGCAGGTCGGCCCAGGGAAGGTGTTCTTCGCGGAACACCCGGCCAATTACGATATGTTGGTGGAACAACTCGCGAAGGGCAATACGCTGTCCCATGTTCTTCATCTTCGTCAGGATCTGTTCCCTGGTATATCTTTCTTTCCATGCCGGCACGCCTTTTTCCGAAAGGTCCATTTCGTGTGTGCGCGGGTTTTCAAGGGCATATACTTTCAGATGGGTTATCGTTTCTTTCACCGGATCGCCTTCTTCAACATCTCCGACGATATGTGAGAGGATGCTGCCTTTATGGATACGGTTCCCGATCACGACAAAACGGCTGCCTTTGGTCGGTGCACAGCCGTACAGGTCACCCAACACCCAGTCCGTGGCTTCCTGTACGCGTTTTTCATTCTTGCATATTTCAGCGTCATCTATGTCGTCGACAATAATCAGGTTGGGACGGAGCGCGGCTTCACGTACGCCACGCGGGGATTGTCCGCGACCGAATGCCCAAAAACCGATCCCGTCATTCGTGACGAAATGCCCGGTGTCCCATTTCCCCGACTTGTACTGCGGTCCGTAGTCGGCAATATAACGCTGGTTGAACATCAGCTGTTCCTGCAAATCTGCGAGCAATCCGTCCGCCTTATCCTCATTGGCCGAGGAGAGGACAACGCCAGTAAGTTTTCCCAAAGCCTTAAGGTACATTGGCAGGAATATGTCCATGACAACGGATTTGGCATGTTCACGCGGCCATTCTCCGACGAACATGATGTTGTCGTTTTCGACGATCAGGCCAACTCCTTTTTTGTGGAACCAGGCAAAATCGGCATCCATGAAGTCTTCGAAATAATAACGGCAGAATTTCGTGAAGTTTTTCAGAAGGGAGGCTTTTCGCCTGCCTTTTTGCTCATCCGTTTCCTCACGGATCGGTTCGAGACGGACCGTCTCCTGCATTTCTCTGAGCCACTGTTCATATTCTTTCTGCTCCTTTCGGCTTAAATTCATCTCCAGGCTCATGATCTGTTTCCTCCCCTTTCCTCATTTAAAAAATCATTCAAGGCTGGTGCTACGTCACGTGCCAAAACAGGGTAGTTGTCCGTAAGGAACTTGTTGATCTTCCGTACAGTCCTGACCAATGCCGTCCAGTCGGTTTCCTTCGGCTTTATCATGTTGTAGAGGTCCCGCACCCCGTCTATGTCCCCTTTGCCGATCAACCGGGGCTCCCCGCCATCCGCCTCCGATTTGATATACTGGTCCTTCAGCTTGCGCAGCTGGAGGAGTTGGTAACGGACCAGGTCGCGGATGTCTTCATGTATTGTCTGCATGGCCATAAGGTCTTCTGTCGCCTTCTGCTCCCAGGCCCCGTTCTTTTTCCATCTGGATATCGTCTGCTCGGACCTTTTCATGATCCGTGCGATCTCCTGTCCGGAAATTCCTTCCTTGAACAATATGTAGGCAATGTATTTGTCGTCCATGTCACGTGTTTTTATGATGCAAAGGTGACGGCATAAATCCTTTTGGAAAAGAAAAGTTCCAAGCCTTGCAATCTTTATTACAACCCTTGGAACTTTATTTGCGGCAGGTCTTTTACGGCCTTTACTTCGCTGTCGAAATCAATCAACAAATCACATTAACGCGAAAAATAAAATGGCTTATGAACTTATAGAAAACAAGGAAAAGCGCGAAGCTACCATACGGATGTATGGTGTGATAGGCCGTGACGTGGACGGAAACCGGATGGCCTATGATATTGCGAATCTGGATAAGGAGGCTGACACCATCCACATCCTTATAAACAGTGACGGAGGAAGCGTCTCGCAAGGGTTGTCGGTCGTATCGGCCATTCTCTCGGCAAAAGCCTATATCCATGCGCATGTGAATGGCATTGCGGCAAGCATGGCTGCCGTCATTGCGATATCGTCCGACAAGGTGAGCATGCAGGATTATGCAAAGCTCATGATCCATGATCCCCATATCCCCGGTATGGAAAGTGAAAAACTGTCGGCAAAGGACCGCAAGGCGTTAAACTCCATTGCCGACACCCTTCGTACCATCCTTTCGAGAAGGGGCTGTGACAAGGATAAGATAACATCGCTGATGAAGGATGAAACCTGGTTTTCCGCATTGGAAGCACAGTCGGCGGGCCTGTGCGATGATGTGGTCACGACTCCCCGCAAGGAGGAATTAAGCAATCTATCCGTTCCGGAACTTTTGAGCCGGATCAATAACGAATATCAATCATCTAATAAAAAGACAAACATGAAAGAAATTGCAAAAGCTCTCGGCCTTCCGGAGGATGCAAGCCAGCAGCAGATACTGGATGCCATTGCTGAAAAAAAGAAGACGGCAAACGAAACGAGGGATGCCCTTATCGGACAATTGCTCTCTTTGGGTAAAAAGAACGGGACAGTAACGGACAAGAATGAAGACCGGATGAAGCGGCTGGCCAATGCCGATTTCGAGTTATTCGCGGAAATGATATCCGATGTTCAGGACAAAGAGGTAGACAAACAAACAGAAGAGGACGGGGAACTTACCCGTAAATCTGCCGGACAAACGGAAAACCGCCGGCTAAGTGATGTCCTCGATCGTGTGGGTAAAAAGGAGAAAAAAGGCGGAAACGACAGCCATGACTGGGATTGGTACCAAAAGCACAATCCGGATGCCCTGCTTAAAATGGAACGGGAAGAACCGGAACGTTTCAACCGCCTGCTCAACGAATATGAATCTTCAATCGCATAAAAGTTATGAACACGGAATTACAGAATCCAATCGTAAAGTGGCCCTTCGGTAAGGCAGACGTTGTCAGTTTGACGGCCACAGGAAATCAGGCTGTCGATATTTATAACAACCTGACAATCGTAGATGGTGCAAGCGTCATCGCAACCGGGGCACGCACCCTTAATCTTGCGATCAGCAAGGACGTGGAACCGGGTGCCCGCCTTGTCGTGAAAACAAGGACGACCTCCACGGAAAGCCTTACTCCCGGAGAAGGTATGGCAGGCAAAGCGACTGCCGGTGTTGCCGGCAAAACAAAAGTTGCCGAATATGTGTATGATGGTGAAAAATTTATCCAAACGGCCGATGCCGTACAAATCGATTAGAATATGGCAGAAATAAGAACGACACTTTATTCGAGCGAACTACAAAAGCTCATTTTCCCGGACAATAGTTTTTATAAGAAGTCTATTGGTGAGACCGGGGTGGCTGATAAAACCGAACAGGTGGAAAAGCCTGTACAGACAAAGATCAGCAAAGCGAAAGAGGGTAAACCCAGTTCTTTGCCCTTGTCTGTTGAAACGTCAACGGACAGCACGAAAAAGTACAATACGACATTAATCTATTGCGCTCCCCTGCTTATCGACTCGCAGTCCGAATTGCTTGTCAACTACAACAAACGTCAAACCAAGCAGGAACAACAGGCTGCGGAGATCAACACGAAAGTCGCCGCTTATACGATGGAACACTGGTGTCCCAAATTGGAAGCGAACATTCTGAAAACGACAGGAAGCGCACGTCCGTCAAACGTGATGGGGTTCACTTCGCAAAGAAAGGCCCTGACGAAAGAGGACCTTCTGAAGGTTCTTAACCTGATGATGCGAATGGGCGTTTCCGGAATGGGAGGCAATTGGTACGGCATGGTGACGGCTGACATGTACACCGACTTGCTCGCCATACCCGAATTTGTCGATTATTACAAGACGGGGAATGAATCCCGGCTGAAGGAAGGGGTTATCGGACGCATCCTTGGCATCGACATCTTCCAGCGTTCAACGGAAGAAGGGCACAATGGCTTATTGTACAACGGAAAAACTCCTTTAAGGGGAGATGCGGATGTGAAGGATTCCTTGCTTTCAGGGGCCTTGTTCTGGAACGACAAGATGGTCTGCCGTGCAGAAGGAAGACTCAGAACGATCATTAATGCGGAAGCTCCCGGTTATTTGGGCGGCACGATCATCGAGTCGTTCACCCGTTACGGAGCCGACATCATTCGTGACGATCAGAAGGGTGTGATTGCATTGTTGGAAGACAAGGCATGATTGTCCACTGAAGGCTTCAGGCATGAAAGTGTTTGAGGCTTTCGGTATCTTTTATTAATCACTAAATAAAGAAGACGATGGCAAGAGATAATGGAGAACCGTTGGATGGCAGGAACCTGATGCTGTATATCAACACTGCGGAGACGAACGAATCTCCGGTATGGCAGGCGCAGGCATTGGCTACCAGTCATACGATCACGTATAATACGGAAACAAAAGAAAGGTTGACAAAGGACTCTCCCGGAGGTAACCCGGAGAAGAGGATCACTTCAGTCACAGTTACGATCAAGGCCGATGCGCTCCGGGCTTTTGGCGACAAGGATAAAAAGTTGCTGCTGAAAACCATGAAGGAGAAGAAGAATGTCCTGTTAAAATATGGTTTCGCGGAAGCGGACGAACAAGAAGGGGACGATTACGAGGAAGGGGAGTTCGTTATAGACTCTTTGGAAGAGACATCACAGGCCGGTGAGGATGTGACGTACAGTGCACAATTTTCATCAAGCGGGGATGTGCAGACCAAACAAGTCGCATCCTAATAAATTGTATCATGACAATGGGAAAACATTCAATTTCAATCAATAATACGGAATATCCCTGCCGGCTGACCATGGGGGCCATGCTGGAATTCAAACGAAGAACCGGGCAGGAGGTTACCGAGATGAAGGGTACGGATATCGCTCTGGTCATTATGTTGATCTTCTGTTGCCTGGTCTCTTCCTGTAGGGCAGACGGCGTGGAACTGCCGTTCAAGGACGAGATGGATATGGCCGACCACATGTCACCTGAAGATCTTTCAGGATGGCAAAGCGAAAACTTTCAGGCGCAAGCGGCCTCTTGTGAGACGGAAAAGGCACAATCTAAAAAAAAAGGATAACCATCCTGGAACTGCTTGGGCTGGCTGTAGGCCGTATAGGCATGAGCCGGACGGATTTCCTACAGCTGACCCCCGAAGAATTCAGCGAGATAGCCGGGCAGTGGAACCAAAATGAAACGGTCTTTTTCCGCAGTAGTTGGGAACAGACCCGGTTTATGGCACATTGCATATTGACTCCATTTTCAAAAAAGAAACTGAATCCGACAGATATTGTCCGGTTTGATTGGGAAAAGGAAAAACAGGAAAATAAACAGGTAAAAATAGCAACGAGAGAAGATTTCGAACGTGTAAAAAAGGAATATGGCGGATAGAGGTATTACATATGACATATTGCTTCGGATGCGGGACCAGGTTTCCGGTGTTTCCAAAACGATTGACAAGGAGTTGAAGGTTGTCAAACAATCTGCCGATCAGGTAGTCGGCAGTCTGAATGGCATCTCCGGTCGGCTGTCTGCTGTTTCCAATTCATCTGTGGGTAACGTGAAGAATATTTCCAATGTTGTCGATAACTTGAAAAGACAATACCAAAGCTTGGGGAAAGAGGCGGCTACGGCCTCTGAAGCATTGGAAAATTCCACAAAAAGAGTCACTCCGAGATTCAATTCCCTGAATGTGTCCGTTCAGCAGGTGGCAAGAGAATTACCGGCACTGGCAATCAGTGCAAATACATTCTTTCTCGCTATCTCCAACAACTTGCCGATCTTGGCGGATTCGATATCGGCAGTACGTAAAGAAAATCAGGAATTAATCGCTTCAGGACAAAAGGCGGTTCCAGTTTGGAAACAGGTGGCTGGTTCCATATTCTCTTGGCAAACCGCATTAGTTGCAGGAGTGACGATCTTATCAATGTATGGTGAGGAAATCTTTGATTTTACCAAAAGTTTGTTTGTTTTGTCGGATGCAACGGATAGTAATAAAAAAGCATTCGAAGCTTTACGAAATACCGCTATAAGCTATAATGAAGAGTTATTTAAAGAGAGTAACAATCTTCGTTATATTTATAACGAAATCATGGCTACTACTGAAGGTACTGCTGCCAGAAAAAATGCTATAGACAGGCTCAATGATACATATGAAAAGTATATGCCGTATTTGCTATCTGAAAAATCCTCATTGGGAGAACTAAATACTGTATATACAGCTATAAATTCTAATTTAAGAACACAGATTGCACTTAAAGCACGTTCTTCTCAAATTGACGAACTTTTGAATGAAGCCTCAAAAAGTCAAGCTGAAGCTGTATACAATATGCAAAAGGCTTTGTCAAACCAAAAACTATCCACACCTATATCCGATCAGATCATCGCTTCACTTGTTCAAGATGCCCCTAAATGGCGTGAAGCTGGAGACACTCTTGGAGAAGCTTTTCAGCAAGCAATGAAAAATATACAAACGACTTTTCCACAGGTTAAATTTGATAGCGATACCAGAAGTGGTATTTATGATTACTTGAAAAGTTTTTATCAAATGGAAAGTGCAATTGACGCAGTAAATAAACGCGTGGACCTTCTTTTGGGAAAAACAAATCAAATTACGGAAATAGGAGAAGTTATCATTACGCCTGACAAAAACGGTAACAATGAAGATTTAAACACTAACCTAAAAACTATTGGAGGCATTGAAAATAAAATCAAAAACCTCAAAGAAATCCAATCGAAAGCATCAGAAGAACAACAGGTTGCTTTAGAAAAAGAAATTCGCCTTTATGAAGCACGCTTGGAACTTATGAAAAAAACGATTTTTGCTGCGGCAGAAGGTAATCTGACAAAGGGAGATAAAGAACTTTTAAAGTTGCCAAATATTCAGGCAATGGATGTCCCTGCAATAGAATTTCCTCTTAAGATAGACGAAAAGTCTTATCAGAGAGTACAGCAAAAGATTCGTGAAAGCGGATATGTGTTTGTGAAAGAAGCCCAGATCACAGCCAGACAGATGTCCGGCATACTGTCGAACAGCATACAGGGCTTTATGGAAGGATTTGGGGAAGCGGTTGCTTCAGGAAACGGATTAGAGATTCTTAGATCATTCCTTCTCTCCCTTATGGATATGTTGCAGCAATTCGGTTCGGCCTTGATCGCCGCAGGTATGGCATCCGAAGCTCTCAAAGCGATTGCTTGGAGTGGTATAGGGGGTATTATTGCCGGTTCGGCCTTGATTGCAGCGACTGCTGCTGCAAAAGCGGCATTACAAAACATAACGGCTTTTGCTGCCGGTGGTATCGTGTCTGGTCCTACACTGGCTTTGGTTGGAGAATATTCCGGAGCTTCGAATAATCCGGAAGTGATTGCGCCATTAAATAAACTCCGTTCCATGTTGGAGCCAACCGGTTTATCTGCAAAAAGCCTGTACCTGGAAACCAAGGTCAAAGGAAAGGATCTATATATAGCCTTACGTGGAGTTGAACATGAAAAAAGGAGAACACGATGAGTATGGGTTTGAGATATAAAGGCGGATTTCACAGCCTGAGCCAAGTCCTGTATGAAATTGAGATATACCAGGAAGGATATTCCGGTCAAGTATCTGACATTGCTTTTTGTGAAGATCCCCTTGAAATCGAGTGGCCGGAGACGGATAAACTAGAACCGGTCCAGTCCAGCAACGCCACTCTCCAGTTATACTCGGACAATGACCGTCAATTCATCGACTTGTATACGATCAAAGCCGGCAGCATCCGTATGGATGTACTCCGGGACGGTATGCTGTATTGGTCCGGTACACTCGATCCGGAATTGTACGAGGAACCATTTGCGTACAAAACGGACTATGGGGTAGAAATAACGTTCGCGGACATGGCCATCCTGGACAGGCTGAACTGGAATAAGACTGGGTTTATGACCCTCCGGGAAATCATTGGTGAAGCGTTGGGGCTAACGGGTATCAAGTTTCAGGAAATAGAGGACCATATCAGCACTAAAGTGTCCCAATACGACACGGGAAATATATTGGATGTCGTATCTGTCAATTTGGACAATTTCTACGATGAAGACGGGGAACCTATGACCGTACGTGAAGTATTGGATGAGACATTACGTCCATTTGCACTTCGATTGATTCATAAAGGTGGAAAGATCTTCGTATATGATTTAAATGATATTTACACGACTTTCGATCCGGAAACGATAGTTTGGGATTCTGACGATTCCGTAGTGGGGGTTGATAAGGTATACAATAATGTTACCGTCACGTTTTCTCCATATGAGAATATGGATTTGATGAAAGGGGAAGTCGATCCCGACAGTGTCCCCGGAGACGGGATGGAGATCAAAGTGGACAGGACTAAAAATAGTTCAGGATTAATGACATCTCCTCCGGGATTCCGAATAGCTTATTCCGATAAGGGGAAAGGTGTAGAAATATCGGACAGGGCCGCTTATTACCGCATAGACCCGATCCATTCCGGGGAAGCCTCGGCCGGGGTAGCCTGGACCATAACAGTGACGAATACATATGGTGGTGATATCCGGCATTTGGAAAAGCCATCCTCTACAATCGGGGGAATGGTGCTAAAGGTATCCGAACGTCCTTATCTTGGTTACATCGGCCTAGACAGACGCAATTTCAGGCTGAAACTTACCATTGATATGCTGTTTGACCCTCGATATAATCCATTCGAGGAAGCTTCCAAAGAAAATGAAGAAGGGAATTGGGAAGAGCAACAGAATTGGGCAAACTTTGCTTACGTTCCGTTTATCCTGACACTTAGGGATAAGGCGGGAAAGGCCATATATCACTGGGAAAACAAGTTGGTAAAAGATGGTAACAGTTATGAACATAACGCAAGTAATTGCCGATGGGTTACAGGAGAAGGAAGTTGGGGTGATGCCTGGTTTTGCTGGTATGAAGGGAATCGTAAGAATGAAAGCGGTTTAGGCGGATGGCAAACGAATAAACAGATCATCGGCTATTACCGGGGCGGATTACCTATTTTGTTTGACAAGGCCGGTCGAGGAGAATTTATCGATCTGCCTGATAAGTCCGGATATCTGGAATTACAAGTAGGATATGGGGTACCGGCCTATGATTATGAAAAGGAAATAAAAGGTCAGTTGTATGAACAGTGTCGTTGGATTTTATACAAGAATCCGGCCATAAGCCTTGTCGATAAAAATTACAAAAACATCAATGCAAAGGACTTTGAACACAAAGCATGGATCAACCGTGACGCAAAGGAAGATCTGAAGATCGATACAATCCTGGGGACGATGGAAAGTCCGTCTCCTGTGGCAAAAGGGCAATTGTATAAGACTTCCGATTATTCCGTCATATCGGAATTTTACCGCGCCGGCGTAACGGATCTGCTTGAAAGGTTGTTGATCGGTACTGTGTATAGCAATTATGCATCCCGGCACAATACATTGTCGGGGACAGTGATCCTGCTTCCTGAATTTAACATCTATACGGATGTTAATGAGCCAGGCAAATATATTATCATAAGTGAGACGCAACGTCTGTACAACGACGAAAGCGAAATTTTAATGACAAGGTTTGATGCAGACAATTATGAAGGGTTAGAATTTGATGGAACAATATAATGTCATATTAAACAAATTTCCGGCCAATCCTCGGAGCAAAAGAAGATTGGCGAGCCAAGGATTTTTCGGAAGTGAAAGTTCTTCGGGAGGTTCGAATATCGGCGGATCTTCGTTTTCCGGTTATTGGGACCTCATTACTACCAATGCGGCCGGAGAAGCTCTGGAAGAAGGCAAG